CCATGGTCTCCTCTTCGCCTTCCAAATTGTCCTCGCCAACCACGCCGTGGCCGCTCAGTGGCACGCGAAGCGGGAACCAGACCTTGTCACCGGCGCCTTTTGTCATCTCCATGCGAACGTGACATAGCGAGTTGGGGCTGTTGGAAATAGCTACGCCGTCCCCGGCGTCGTTGGGCGTAATGTCGAACTTGCCGATGAACTTCCCGAAGAAGGTGTTCGACAGCGCGTATTTCCACGACCGCGCTGTCCACTTCTGAACCTGAAGGTTTATGCCTGAGTCAAATCCTGTAAGTGCCATTGTTTACTCCTCTAATTTGTCTGGGCCTGGATTCACGACCCAGTCCTCGAAGATGTGGTCTTCATTTTGCGAAGGGCTGTTGAGCATCTTGCTCAGCTCATCCACGCCGCTTTCGCTCTCGGTAGAGCCCGTGGTGACTCCGGTTTTGGGGGGCTTTGCTCCGTGGCCGGAAACTTGATCCACCACGCGCTGGTTGCGGGCGGCCTGCGCCCGGTTGCGCAGGGATGGCACAAAGGCACGGGCAAGCGAATACGTCATGCCGGCAGGATCGGGCGCCTCATTGACAATCGCTTTGGCAAGCCAGGGCATATGCTTCTCTAGCCACGGCGAGCCCTCGCGCACGACGGCGTCATAATCGAGGCCTTTGGGAGCCTTGGCATACTTGGCCTTGGCCTGTTCGATGGATTGGGCAATCTGGTTCTGCCGCGCGGTGTCGGCCTGCGCCTTGGTCTGCTCCCGAATCTTGCCGAGCGCCGATTCAACCCGCTTCTCGACGAGTTCGGCCACGCGACCGAGAGTTGCGGGCTCATCTTCGTCCCACTGCTCGGCCGCCTCGGTTTGGCGATTGCCAAGCGCGCCAGTCAACTGCTGCACCTGCTCGCGCAGGTCGCGCGTGGCTTCCCGCTCGCGCTGATGCGAGGCCAAGAGTCCCTGAAAGGCTGGTGTGCGGTTCACTACATCGTGCGGAATCGTCTCACCATCGACGCTATCCCAGTCGATAACGGGCGGCGTGGCGGCCTGCTCCTCGGTCGCCTCCGTCTCGGTCTGCTGCTCCGATTTGGAGGCTTCCGACGATTCAGCCTCACGCTGCTCGTTCGGCTCAGTTTCGCCGCCGAACACCTCTTCCAATGCCGCTGCCTGTTCCATCACGTCCGTTTCCTGTGTTTCCGGTGCCATCGCTGCACTCCTCGTTTTTGCGGGCCTGGAGTAGCCCGATTCAGCCGCTTCACCCCGGGCTGTGGGGAATCCCGCCGATCACCCGCGGCGGTTCGGGAAACGCCATCCGTGGCGAATAAAAAAAGCCCCACCTGCGGGCGCAAGGCCCACAGATAGGGCTGGTGGTTCCAGTTGGTCCCTAAGCGTTATTCAGTTGTCTGCTGCGTCATCGGCTCAACACGTAATCAAGCAACTGTTGGTTATGCCGCTGCGTCTCTTTCAGATGGGCTTGCGTTACCGCCATCGCACCGGCGCTGCCGGCGCCTTCAGTTGGACGCAAGCCGCACCGCCATAACTCGTCCATGAGTTCTTGCGCGCCATCCATCGTGAGAGACACCGTTGGCTTGGAGCCATCCTCAGATTCCTTTTCCATAACGACCGGCTGACCAACGAATTTGTAATCCCGCGACAGGACGTACAGTTCAATGGCCCGCCGGTAATTCACGCTCTTGGCTAGTATCCGAATCTCGTTATCAGTGCCCATCCGTGCTCTCCTGTCGTTCAGGCTTCCCGTTGCTAAACTTCACGCTTTCTTCCAGGTTCCCATTCATCGCCCGGCCGTTCGTGAAGTTGATCCGCACGCTGCCATAGTATGCCGGCAGCACGCTCTCCATCAGCCGAGCGGCGTGTGTAATCACTCGGTCGCGTTGTAATTTCACAAAGGCGCTCATCAAAGGGTCGCCTTCTCGATTTCCTCTGGCGTGAACTGCGATTCGTCCACGATCCACTCAGGATGATTGCGTCGTTCATCCTGTCTCCAAGGCTTCGAGCGTGCGTTTAGCCTCTTCCAAACGAAGCCAAGCGGTTCGCAGCGCCTCATGATAGAGTTGTGAAAGCGCGGCTTTGTGTACTCTGGCGATGGCCTGTGCGGCTGGATCATCTAGCGTTTTCAACCAATCAAACATCTTCATCCGGGCTTCATGCTGCATTTGCCTTTTGTTCATCCTGCCCTTCCTTGCAATCGCGGCGGTCGATAGCCTTGCTCCGACTGCATCTGCTGCCGCATCTGCCGGCTCGCCTCGATCAGCCGCTCTTTGTTCGGGAAATCGCCCATCTCAAATATCATTTCGTCGGGGATCATAACGCCCGCCTTGCGGGCTTCCAGTATCGTCTCGAACTGTGCCATCCGCATCGTCGGCGACTGCGCGCCCCGATCCACCTTCACGCCATACCGCCCGGTGCGCCACTGGCGAATCTTGGAGAAGTCCATCGCCGGTTTGCCGGTCGCAAAGTCCAGCACCGGCTGACCATCGGCGCCGCGGACCATAAAGTGCTTCAGCGTCGCATCCGGCACCACGGCGAGGATTTCCTGCTCACTGTACACGTCGCTCCGACGCACGCGCTCCCACAGGTGCTCACCAAGGTCGCTCTGCGTCCGGTCGAGGTTGTCAAACATGACCTCGTTGACCATCAAGCCCGCTTCCTGGCGGACCATGCGGGCCTTGCCGGACTCGCTGGCCCGCGGGTCGGTGCCCAACAGATCCGAGTTGACGCCGCTAATCTCTTTGATGTCGTCAGCCGCCTGCTCGGCCAGCTTGAAGTGGGCCGCATCCAACTTCGGCGGATCGATCGCTTCGAGAACGCCGCCGAACTTGCTCAGGTCCCAAATCTTGCCGGGATGCGAACCCATCTGCTCCAACTCCGCGATTGCTTTCTTGTTCGCCGCGGAGCCCACTTTCATACCGGCGTTGATGGTCATATTGGCCGCATGGAGGACCTGCGAACGCCGCTTGTTCAGCTCTTCTTGGGGTTCCTTCACGTTGTCGACCAGACCGAAGGCGTAGCCGTTCGCCCAGAAGGGACAATATCGGAAAAACGGAAACGCGATGATGCCATCCAGCGGATCCTCGGTCTTTTCGAGGATCATGTCGCCCACGCAGACTACTTTGTGCATGACGGGAGCAATACGATCGATAATACGGTAGTCATCGCCCAGGTCGTTCGCCTTGATGATGGCCGCCGCCTTCTCGGCTTGATCCTTCTGGATTCGCTTGAGGGTCAGGGTCGGCACATGGACCAAGAACGTCACCCGGTCGTATTCCTTGAACCAGATTTCCTTGACGAGATACTTCACCTTCGACAGCAGCCGGTCGTCGGTCGGCCCCTCATTCATTTGATTCGCGGTATACTCGTGCGGCTCGTAGTCCATCCAGTCTTTCTCAGGCTCGACCCGCTCGTTGCCCCATTCCGGCGCCTGCATGGCGTTTTCGAGGTCCTCCGTCTTGACCCGCGGATACGTGAGCTCCACCTCCTTCTTGTCCCACCACCACGTCTTGAATACCCGCATCCCCTTGTTCACGTCATAATGCTGGTTGGTCTGGTCCTCCAATATGTCAAATGGAGATTCTCGCCGGATGACGAAGTCGCCATGCAGCGGGTCGTTTGTATAATCCAGGTCCAGACTCAACCAGCCCTTCCCGCAAATCGCGCCATCCTGAAAGCTATCCGACAGCTCGTATTCGCCGCGGCTGGTGTCCATGGTATGCTTGATGAGCGCCGTGCCCAACTCGGCAATCGGCACAGTCCCGCCTTTGCGCGCATACAGTTTCAGATCGGAGCGGTTCCGGCGCTGGTAGCCGCAGGGCATGTGCACGGTCGAGAGGATCCGGTTGATCGTCAGGGCTGGCCGAGCGGAGGCCTTCAATGCGCCGACCACCTGCGGATCCCACTGCTGCATCCCGGTGTAGAAGCGGAATGACTCCTGGGCGCGCTTCACCCACTCACGGTTGATTTCCGTGTCGCCTTGGTACCACTCCTTGATCTTCTCGACCAGTTCGGTGTCGGTGTAACTCGCCATTATTACTCCACGATGCCCAGTGTCCGCCTGATCTGGTTTGATTCAGCACAGTTCGCCATGTTTCGCCTCTGCGCGAGCCGCCGCGATTATTCCCTGCGCCTCAAAAGGGTCGGCAAAGCCCGAGTTGCATAACGAAATGGCTAATTCTCGGGCTGCCCCTGGCGTCAAATAATACCGAACCCCAGTATCGCCGTTCTCGTCTGGTGTCTCAGTGTACAGTATTAGGCTGATGCGAGCATGGCCATCGTAAGACTTCGCACTCGCGCTGATGACCTCGCGATTTGCCATGTTTCACCTCTGCGTATGCCGCGCCCACTCCTCGGCTCGCTCAACCTGTTGTTGAAGCCGAGCGACCAATTCCTTCGCCTGGCTGATGCTGATATGCCAGGCCCGGTCTTGATCCTCGCAGCCCTCGCCGTGGAACACCACTAGGCCGATGCGACATTCATCGCGCTGCGGCCCTGGGGTGAATAGCTTGGCCGCTATTTCCACTCCGCCCTCGGAATCCAGCCGAACGCCGCCTGCAAACTCAGTCTGCGCCATGTTTCGCCTCTGCGTGAAAGCCCAGCGTAGCTAGCGAATCGGCCAGTTCCTTGGCCGCCTCCTCGCTGATCCGGTAGGCAAACCCCGTACACCCCTCCTCGTCTGCCCGCTCAGTCTCGAAAAAGAGCGCATAACGAGTGCCTGCGTCGTACGCCGACACGCCAGCTTTCACAATATGTCGCATCCCAGTGTTCACCTCTGTGCGTGCCTCCGCCAGTTCTTCCCGCGCGGCTTGTGCCGGGTGTTGCCGCGCCAGTTCGGACCCATCGTGGCCGGGTCGTAGCCGGGCTCTAGGGCCTCAACGGGCTCCTCAGCGGGCTTGTAGGCCGCTTTCTTGGACTCCATGGCCCTCGACGCCGGTTTCTTGACTTTCTTCGTTCTACGGGCTTTCTTAGCCATCTTCAGTCTCCTACGCGCATTCACTCAGTCTCAGTTGCTCCGCGCCACTCCCTAGGCAAAACATCAAACAGCTTTGCGGCGCACCCCGGACACAGAGCGACTTCCTGCATGGGCGTTCCGTTTCGGTCCCCGACAGTGTGGTTCAACTGGTTAACGAATACCCTCACCCACCCCTCCGGCTGCCAGCCGCGCGGGTGAGTGCAGGTTGCGTCGCAACCAACGCCATCGCATCTGTATACGACCTGATGTCCTGTACCCATTGCCTTTCTCCTACATCGCCCGCCAGTCGTTCTCGACACCCGTGGACGCCGGCTCGTACCATCTACGCTTCTGCCGCTGCACCACGTCCAGCGGCGACAGGTGCGGCATCCCGTACATCAGCATCACGTACGCATCCGCCCGGTCCGGCGACCGGCCGAGGCGCTTTTTCGTGACTTCCTTCAGTTCCAACTGGAACTGCCCGCTACGCGCAGAACTCCGCGGCCTGTATCGCACGGAGGCCAACTGCCTGCGCGTCTCTGCATCCTCGATGTATTCCAGGTCGTGATCCTGCATCGCTTGCATCACGGCCCACCACGCCTCGGCTCGCCGGTTGTAGCAGCGGCTGTTCTTGTCCATCGGACGCTCGGAGGAATTGAATCCCTCGACCTGGAAGCCCAGCTCTCGCAGGCGATCCGCAATCGCCGCCCCGAGCCGGTCGCTCGTGTCGATGATAAAATAGGGGGTTTGGTGCTTCTCGCCCATGATGCCCAGATGCCCGGCGATCTTCATCGAGTCGCGCTCGTGGAGGTAGAGTTCATCGATCACCCGGCCGTTCTCGCCCGCCAGGATGGCGCACTCGTCGCCGCCCAGGCTTGGATCGCAGGAAACGAGGCGGCGGACATCCGTTTCCACCGTCTCGTAGTTCTGGAGCTCGTCGATCAGCCGCGAGCTGATCAACACACACTCCTCGTCCGTGATATGCGCGCACTCGAACTCCTGATAGTAGAGCGTTGGGGGCATCTCCTTCCCGGCCTTCAGTAGTTCCTCAGCCGGCAGGATCCCGGATTCGCTGGCCTTCAGCGTCTCGGCGTACCACTCGCCGGTCTCGTCCGCCCGGGCGTATGCCAACATATCGGTCGCGTGGTTCTCGCCCTGCGGCGTGTAAAGGAACATCGCCCACCGTGAGACATCCTGGGCGATGATCGGCCGGAAGATTTCCAACCAAACCTCTAGCTTCATCATCGCCCACTCATCGAACACGACGCCGACAGCGTCAATGCCACGGAGGGCGTCCGGGTCGTCCGCACCGCGAATTGTCAGGAGCGATCCGTTGCCGAACCGCACCTGTAGCTTCTGCTCGTTCTTCTTCCACCCGATCTCGGCTTTGTCGGGCAGGTACGCATCGAGCATATTCGGGTCGTCCCAGATGATCCCGCGAGCCTGCCGATACGTCGGCCCGACGTAGACGTATGAAGATTTCGGGTTCTTAGCGCACTCGCGGATCAGTAAGTTGATAGCCAGCGTGGTCTTTCGCGCCCGGCGATGCCATTCGAGGACAAAGAATCGGGCGGGAGAATCATCGCACGCGGTCAGAACCTTCGTCTGCCAGCGGTGTTGGCCGACCAGAAATCGTTGCACGGGTATGGTCATTCGACAAGTTGCCCTTTTTTCCACACCACGATTTGCGTTACCGTGTCGCCCGTGCCGTCCGGGTCGAACGTCTGCGGCGCCTTACCCACAGCCCGGTCCAGCAACTCCTTGATCGCTGCCACGTTACCAGCCTTGGCCAGGGCAATCAGCTTGAGGATTACCTTCTTCATTTCCTGTTCGGAGACCGCTTCCAGCATTGCTGATCTGAGCACCGCAACCCGGGCAGCGTGCGGGTTCCCCGGACCGGGGCCGAAGTCCTTTGTGAACCGCCCTTTGGCGTCACGCCCCGCGGCTTTATCACCGTTTGGTAACCGTGATATCATCAGAACGCCCTCGAAAAGCCGACCAGGCTGCGGTGCGGCGAGTTGCGATGCGGCGAGTAGCCGACCATCCGCCTCGCCTTCAGCGTCACTTCCAGCGTCGGCTTGTAGGCTCCCGTCCCCGCCCCGTAACCGTGCAGGTTAATCGTCAGGGCAGTAGCGTTCGGAGGCTGGTTCGCCCCCACGTCGGCGTTTTTCTCCCGGCAGCAGACGCAGAACTTTCCCCCGGCAATTATGTCCGCGGCGTCTATCGCAAGCGGATAAGCCGTGTCCACGGTAAGGTCCGTCGCGTCAATCGACGCCAGGAGAACATCGTTCGGCCAGACCCCAATCGTGCGAGGCCAATCTCCAGCATGGTCCAGCGTTTCGTAATCATCGATCTTGTAGATATTCAAAGCGCACAATGCGGCATTTTCCAAGGCCGACGGCGTAAAGGTGAATACCCCGGACGCGATCCGGCCGAGGACGTCCGTGCAATCGAAGGTCAAAAAACCCCGACGGCATATCCGCGTGTTTGTGGCGGCGACGTAGCTTGCCATGGTCTGTACTTGTGTGCCCCCGACGGCCCGGTCCTCAGTCTCGCCGTTTCCGGCCAGGATGTCGGACCATGCATACCCGCCCGTCGTGTCTTCTGTCTTGAGATAGCCCGTCTGGTTACTCAGCGGAGCCACGACCGGGTCAAGATTGATCGGCTTGGCCAGTTTCTTCAGGGCCGTGAGGTCGAGGGTAATATCATCGCCATTGACGACACACTTTTCGCCGAGCAGGTCGATCCAATCATCAAGCAGGAGCCCGAACGGCACGCCGTCGCAGATGCCGAGCCGCCAGCCCGCGGCAGTCCGCTTAACGCCCGGCGTCGCAACGATCCGCCAGCGCAGCACGTCTGGGGCCTTGGCCGGATCGAGGACCGGTCCAGCACGGAGGGGATAGAGCCCTATCGCAATCGTCGCGGCCGCCAGTGCGGCCGCATCGCGCGAGTCAATGAGCAGGTCGACGCGCTCGCCGAGGGCCTCGAAGGCGTAGCCGCCGACAATCTTCCGCGCCCGGGCGACCTTGGCGATGGGCGTCCAGGTCTTTCCGTCGGGACGCACCCATTGAGGACCGGCGTGTATCCGCAGCCGGCCTCCGTCACGCTCGCAGAACGGGCTGATCGGTCGAAAGCCCATCGCATCCTCACGTCGTGTAGATGATCTGGACTGCATCGGCAGTGGTGTCGGCGTCGATGTAATACTGCGCGAGATTGATCGCTGTGCCGGGCGAGACAGGAATGTTCCAATAATCGCCGGGCGCAATCTCAATGCACTCGGCGGCGCTGCCGGCAACGAGACTGGAGTTGGGGCTGATGTGGATGTTTGTCT